ACTTGGGGTGGTGGCGGTGTCGGTGTTAACGAAAGAAGCATCGGTCAATTTGCTGGTATGAATGTTGTTATTGACTCTCAAGTTAATACAGTTGTCCCTGGTACATCTGGTCATCAAAAAGAGTTTCGTTGTTACTTAATTAAGTCAGGAACAATTCTTGAAGGTGAGCAATCTCCACTAAGCATTGAATCAGATAGAAACATCTTATCTAAGCAAGATGTTATGTCTGTTGACTACCATAGTGCTTATCACATCATGGGAACTAAATGGACATCTGCTACAGACAACCCAACAAATGCTCAGTTAGGTAACTTAAGTAATTGGGGAATCACATACGATGCCGACCTAATACCTGTGGTCGAGATGATCGTTAACTCTCCACTTGATACATCTACTATTGCGTAATAGTATTTAAAAGTGGTCATCAAACCTCACCTAATATTGGTGGGGTTTTTTCTTTACGCTACAATAAAACTAAATTACTTTATTAATCGTGGCAGCTACTATAGACGCAAAAGAAAAGATCATTAATATCTGCTGCTAGATGGATTGATACTTTAGTTTTTTATGGAGATAGATGTGATGATGGGCAGGCATTGAAGTTCCCAAGAAATAATTATCAGGTAGATGGTGTTGAACTAGCTTGTTCTAAAATCCCTAATCCAATTAAATATGCACAGTATGAATTAGCTAGAGCTTTAGCAAATGACACAGATGCAATAACAGGAACTACAGGAAAAGATGGAAACTTTGAAGAGGTAAAACTAGGTGATATTCAAGTTAAGTACAATACTTCAAGTCAGGGAACTGGATCTATAAATAATATCCTAGATGTTTACCCATGGTTACAAAGTTATCTTGGAGCATATATGTTAGGTGGTGCTGGCAGTTTCCAACTACGGGCGGTTAGAGGATAATGGCAGGACAACTAGACTCACTACTAAAAAACGTAGCCAAACAGGTGGTGTCTCAACTTGGAGATTCATTAGACACAACTATTGTTTACACAAGACAAGCATCAGCTTCTTACAATACATCTACTGGTGCAGTAACAACAAGCGATACCAGCTACACAATAAAAGTTCCCGTAGAGTTTATACAGTCAACTGAAGAATCAGGCTATCAAGAAAACGTAGCTAGAATTTTTATAACACCCGATCTTATAGGAGACAGCCAACCGCTACTATCAGATGAAATTACTCTTACATTTTCTGGATCGACCAGAGTTGCAAAAATTACAAATGTAAGAACTTTGCGTGGCGGTCAGGAATACTTATTCAGAGTTGACGTTATTTTCTAATGACTTTAGTAAACGCAAGAGCAGCATTTGAAACCGCAATCAAAAACGCAGTAACAACTGCCGATAACACAGTGACAGTTGTGTTCGACAATATGCCATTTTCTGCTCCAGGTAAAACTAAAAAGTATGTAATGGTGAATCTTGATTTTACTCAGTCCACCACTCAACCACAGGGAGCAGCCATAGATTATTACGCAGGAACAATAAGATGTGCGATTATGACACCATCTAACAAAGGAAGTGCGGTGGCTGCTGCAATAGCAGAATCAGTTATTGATGGAATGACATCAGTAAACGCTTCTAACTATTCTGATACTTTTTCAGTAACTCCAAGGGTCAGTCAGATAAGCGGTCCAACATCTGTTGTAACCGACAATCAAAGTCACTTTATGAGTGTTGTAAATTGCAACTTTACTGCCAATGCCTAAAGATATAAAACATCTGGTAAAAGATATTGAAGATATAGTCATAAACGGCAAAGCTAATGCAGCAGCTAACATACAGTTTTCTCTCCAGTATCGAAGTCCTTATTGGACAGGAACATTTAACGCTGCCTGGAAAGTACAAAAAGGCACACCTGTAGATGCAGTAAAACCAAGAAAAGAAAATCAGGGATATAGAAGCGGAGTACGAGCACCAGAAAGAGGACCAATAATTAAAACTTCTTTATCCGAAGCCTTATATGTAGGCAACGAAACAGAATACGCTGGATTCGTAATAAATAGAATGAGAAGTTTGGAGACAGCAGGATTAACCAGCGATCAGATATTCGGTAACAATTCAGAGGGAAATCCTCGTGGTATAGCCCCGATTGAATTTTACGAAGATTTATTTGCTATAAAAGCAGACACAAGTCCGATACCTAATAGTCCTGAGTGGTATTACTATTACATAGCTACTGAAGAGCTTACAAAAGACATAGATCAGGGATTTACAGCCCAAGGTTTACGATATGTACCTGACTAAAGACACAATCAATAGTTTAAGTTATACTACAGAAATAGATACATCTTTTTATGCCAACGACAAGAGCAATCGACAAACTAAAGGAAGCCTTTAGTGTCCAAGAACGTAGTAGCTACTCCATGTTTAAAGGAGAAAAACTAATACTCAAGATATTCTGGTCGCCCCTTACAATAGCTGACAGAGATATGATAAACAGTACACTAATAGCCATGAACAAGGGTCAGGAAGAGGGCAGTCTTGATTTTGCACTACAGGTTATTCTCACAAAAGCCGAAGATGAATCAGGTGCAAAGATGTTTACAACAGGTGATCTACCAGCACTAAGAAGAGAAATACCGATGGCAGTGCTGATTGATCTTATGACCAAGATGCAAAGTATGGGCGAGGAGGAAAGCCCCGATGCCGTAAAAAGCGAAGATTAAAGAAGATAATTTCGTATATTTACAATTTTTTATAGCAGAAAAACTAGGCTACACATTTAAAGAACTCCGAGAAAGAATGTCAGTACAGGAGTTATACGGATGGAACGCTTACTTTACACTCAAGGCTGAAAGAGAAGAAGAAGCCTACGAAAAAGCAAAAAGACAAGCTCAAACACGCAAAGTACGCTAAACTTCTAATATCCGTGTATTCTGCAAAAATCAGTGGCATCTGAATATAGCGTAAATATAAGACTGAATACAGAACAGGTAAAAACAGACCTTAAAAGTATAAAGACTGAAATAGATAAACTCGGCAGAGTAAACTTAGGAACTAATAGAAAAACACAAAGAACAGAAGCTCAGATAACAAAAAGTAAAGATGCTCAAAAAGCTGCAATGGTTGAGACTAGACGCATAGGCGATCTAGTACAGAAAGCAGCAGATCAAGGACTGAAAGTAGACAAAGCTAGAAGTGCAATCAATAAAGCAGCATTAGCTGACGGAAGATCAGAGTTCAAGCTATCTAAAGCTCAACACAAGGTAGCACTAGAAGAACTAAAAACTCAGAGAAATATAACAAAAGAAAAAGCAGCACAAGCAAAACTAACTGCTAAATCTTTGGCTGGTGGACCATTTGTTAGTACTGGTATTGCATCTTCAAGATTCGGAAGTGTAGGACAGGCAGGATCTCCAAGATTTATTGCAAGCAGAGCAGGAATGATGCAGGGTCCAGCCGATCCACCTTATGCGCCAGGAATGTTTGGTTCATCTCCTATAGGTGGATCAAGATTCATGTTTGGATCACCAGCCCAAGTAGCTTTTGCTGGAAGCGGAATGGGTCGTTCTTCATTGCGAGGTAACAGATTTCAGTTTGGTTCTCCAGCCCAGATAGAATATTCTGGCAGGGGTATGGGCCGTGTGCCCGTAGGAGGTAGAGCAGATTTAGTTGGTTCTCTGCCGAATCTAAATCGTGTGGCTAGAGAAAACGCAATGCCTGTAAAGGGTTTTGAGTTTTTACCTGGAAGTCCTGCTTATTACGAAAAGGTCAACAAAGATATTTTAAAAATAGCTAAGTCTAAAGGTAATGTTCTGCCTGTCGGTGGAATGAAACATATAGTAGGTTCTCCAGCATATTTACAAGATCAAGCTAAACAACTTAAAAAACTAAGAGGTGCTTCTACAGGATTTACAGCAGCACAATACGGCCCACAACAACCAATGCAGGGTCCAATGTTCCCTACAGGAGCAGCCCAACCGCTTAATTATGTAGGAGATCCAAGACAGGGAAATCTGTTACCTGGTCCACTAGGAAGTAGACAGACCAGAGCTAGATTATCAAGAACACTGGCTAGAAATAGAGGTCCAGCACTACAGAGTGCTGCGATAAGTGGTGCATTTCCTCTGCTATTTGGTCAGGGTCCTATAGCTGCTGCTGGTGGTGCATTAGGCGGTGGACTTGGTGGTGCATTTGGCGGACAGATGGGAGGCTTCGCAGGAGGTCTAATTGGAACGGCTGTAGTATCTGGTGTTCAAAGTTTCGTCAACTCAATAAAGGAACTGGGATCTGCACTCGATCCAGTAAACGGAAGTGCTTCACAAGCTGTGCAGTCGTTAGGATTTTTGAGTAGTGCCAGAGCTAGAGAAATTGCTCTTATAGAAAAGCAGATAGGTAGACAGACAGCTTTGGCAGCAGTTCGTAAGGAACTGGCAGATACAGTAGGAGCAAAACAGACACTTGCACTTCAAGAAGCAGCGAGAGACATCAATGACTTCCAAAAATCTATACAGGAATCGTTAGCAAAATTTAGAGCTAACGCAGCTAGTTTCATGGCAGATATAACCCCTGGCTCGGCTGTAGAAAGAGAAATGATAAACAGAGGTGTGGCAGCAAATCCTGAGTCCGAATTATCCAAAGCATTTTTAGCTAATCAGGCAGCAGCACAATCCATAACAGGAAGAAGTCTTGAGGCTTTAACTTCTGGATTTACAGAGCAAACTGGATTTTTAGGTAGTGGAACTCCCAGAATAACTCAATTAGGTAAAGCCGAGTTAAAACGATTGAAAGCAGAAAGAGACATCATGGAAGTAAAACTAAGAGCATTAGGTATCGAAGCTAAAGTAAGTTCTCTAGTCAAAGATACAAACATAACATTTATGGAGCAACTAACCACCAGACGAACAGCTTTTGATCTTGAAAGTAGGGTATTAGAACTTAGATCACAAGGTATAAACCCTGCTATAGCAAAAGAAATGGCTATGTTTGAAAAGATAAACTCTGATAATGTTACAGGTCTACAGTCTGAGATAGATTTAAGAAAAGAAGCACTGAAAACCATAACTGATGAGACTAAACAGCAGATATTACAAGATGAAATAGCTGGTTTAGAAAAAGGTTTAGTTCTTTTAAAGGATCAAAACAAAGAAAGGATAAATGCAGTTAAAAAGACTATGGAACTTAATATGAAAACAGAGTTAGTAGTTTCTTCGGCTCAAAAACTTAAAGAAACATTGGTTACAGATATAGGAGAAGGAATAAAGGGACTAATCCGTGGAACGGCTACCTTAAATGACGTTTTAAACAATGTACTAAATAAGATGATAGATGCTGCATTTAACATGGCACTTTTTGGAAATGTCGGTGGAAGTTTTATGCCAGGGTTAGGAATATTAGGCTCTATATTTAAGGCAAACGGAGGTCCAGTTAAGGGGGGTGGTTCTTATATTGTAGGAGAAAGAGGTCCAGAACTATTTACCCCAGGTGTATCTGGAACTATTACACCAAACCATGCACTCGGAGGTTCTACAAATATTGTCGTGAACGTAGATGCTTCTGGATCTAATGTCGAAGGTGATGAATCAGAGGGAAGAGAATTGGGTCGTCTAATATCAGTTGCAGTACAATCGGAAATAATTAAACAAAAAAGACCTGGGGGCATACTTGCATAATGGCTACATTTCCTTCAATAAAACCTACATACGGACAACAAAAAAGATCCGCACCTAAAACTCGTAGAGTTGTGTTTGCCGATGGTTATGAACACAGAATATTATTTGGATTAGCAGAACATCAGAATCCAAAAGTATATAATTTTAAGTTTGAAGTCTCGGAAACGCAAGCAGATGAAATAGAAACCTTCCTTGATGCTCGTGCAAATGATAGTGATAGCTTTGATTTTACTGTTCCTGGAGAAGCTGCTGCACAGAAATTCGTTTGCGAAACTTGGTCCAAATCAATACCATATAACAATAGAGCAACGATCCAAACAACTTTTAGAGAGGTATTTGAACCATGAGCACCGCCCCTATAATCACAGATTTACAAAAAGTAAATCCATCAGCAGTTATTGAGTTATTTACTCTTACAACCGATTCAACTTTACATGGATCGACAGCAACATATCGTTTTCATAGCGGAACAAACAGAGTAGGTAATGGAGATATTATTTGGGCTGGTAACACTTATGTAAAAATGCCAATACAAGCAGAGGGATTTGCATTTACAAAAGGACAATTACCTCGCCCTACACTAACTATAAGTAACGTATTGGGAACCATTACAGCAATACTATTGAACGTAAATGCCGTCACAACTGGAAATGATTTAACAGGAGCCTCTGTAGTAAGAATAAGAACACTAGCTCGTTACTTAGATTCAATAAATTTTCCTGGCAACACTAATCCGTTAGGAACCCCAGATCCCACAGCCGAGTTTCCTAGAGAAGAATATACTATTGATAGAAAATCCTCTGAGAACAGAGAGACAGTGCAATTTGAACTTGCAGCAGTATTTGATCTTGCTGGTATCAGAGCACCTAAAAGACAGTGCACTAGAACAGAGTTTCCTTCCATTGGTACGTTTGTTGCATGACCTGGAAATATAAAGCACTACTTCATGCTCAACGGGAAGATCCTAAAGAGTCTTGCGGTCTTTTACTGAATATTCGAGGAAAAGAAAAATATTTTCCCTGTCGAAATTTGTCAATGACTAACCATCAGTGTTTTATTATTGATCCAGAAGATTACATAAAAGCAGATAATACAGGAGAAATAACAGCCGTTATTCATAGCCACCCCGTAACACCCCCTGCACCTAGTCAAGCAGATCAAATAGCGTGTGAACAAAGTAATCTTCCGTGGCATATTGTTAATCCAAAAACAGAACAATGGGGATATTGTGAACCATGTGGATATAAACCACCTTTACTTGGCAGACCTTGGGTTTGGGGTGTTACTGACTGCTGGAGCTTAGTAAGAGATTGGTATAAAGAAGAAAAGAATATTGAATTAAAAGACTGGGATAGACCTACAACACCAGAAGAATTTATATTAAATCCTTTGTTTGAAAGCTGTGCTTGGAGAACTGGTTTTAGAGAGCTTAGACCAGACGAAAAACTTATCAATGGCGATGCACTGTTGATGTCTATTGGATCTGCTGGTTTGAATCATGTAGCTATTTTCTTAGATGGAGATGTTTTACATCATTTAACCGATAGACTATCTTGTAGAGAACCTTATTCTCAATGGTTATTAAAATGTACAGGAGGGAGGTATCGTTATGTTGCGTAAAGTAAAACTATATGGCGAACTTGCTGAATTTGTAGGCCATAAAGAATTTGAAGTAAAAGTAGATAGTCTTTCAAGAGCAGTTAGTTTTTTAATAAATAATTTTCCAGGTATAGAAAAATATATGAATCCTAAGTACTACCAAGTAAAAGTGGGCAATTATTTAATAGGAGAAGATGAAATACATTACCCCATAGGACAACAGGATATTCACTTTGTTCCTGTCATAGCTGGTGCTGGTAGAGGAACAGGAAAAATACTATTAGGTGCAGCCTTAATCGGAGTTGCTTTTGCTACAGGAGGTGCTGTAGTGCCCTATGCTCCTCTTAAATTTGGTGCTGGTGGTTTCGTTGGTGGTGCAGGAATAAGTGCAATCGTGGCAAATGTTGGATTAGGTTTAGCTCTTATGGGAGTATCTGAAATGCTTACTCCCTTGCCAGAACAAAAAGACTTTTCCAGTGAGCAAGATCCAAGGCTGTCGTACAACTTTTCTGGAACTCAGAACACATCACGGGCTGGAACTCCCGTGCCAATCTGTTATGGAGAAATTATTACTGGATCGGTAGTTATATCTGGAGCAGTTGATACTCAACAGGTGCAGGCATGACAAAGAAAACTATCAGAGGTGCTGGTGGTCCTCCTTCTCCTCCTACCCCACCTCAACCAACCAGAGCACCCGATACGCTACATAGCAGACAGTTTGCTACGTTTTTAGATCTTATATCAGAGGGCGAAATAGAAGGTTTTGCTTCAGCTTCAAAAGAAGGACTTACTCAGGGAACAACCGCATATAACAATGCTGCATTGAAAGACGTATTTTTAAATGACACACCAGTACTAAAGGCGACAGCTAACTCTTCTAACCCTGCAACTACTGATTTTAATTTTCAAGATGTAAGTTTTACTCCTAGATTCGGAACTGCAAATCAAACAAAAGTAGATGGAATCGAAAGTAGTTCTTCAGTCACAGCAGTAGGTGTAACTGTCACAGCTTCAACTCCCGTCACACGACAGATAACAAACTCAAATGTCGATGCTGTAAATGTAACTGTCACTTTCAATCAACTTCAAAGAGCAACAGATCAGGGGGATTTACTAGGTACAAGCGTTAGATTAAAAATAGCTGTTCAGTATAATTCTGGTGGATTTACAGATGTTATTGACGACACCATTACAGGTAGAAGTGCTGACGCATATCAAAGAGATTACAGAGTAAATCTCACAGGTGCTTTTCCTGCTGATATAAGAGTTACAAGAGTTACGGCAGATAGCACAGATTCCAGCTTGGTTGATGCTTTCTCATGGACAAGTTTTGGAGAAATTATTGATGATGCTAATACTTATCCAGACAGTGCCTATGCTGCTATTCGTTTGGATTCAATGCAGTTCAGTTCAATACCTACAAGAAAATACAGAGTAAGAGGAGTAAAAGTAAGAATACCAGGTGCAGGAGCCAGTGGATCGGGCACTCCAACTGTTGATGCTAATACTGGTAGAATTATTTACCCTGACGGCTACATATTCAATGGAGTTATGGGTGCTGCTCAATGGTGCTCGTGTCCAAGTATGGTGCTACTCGATTTGCTCACGACCCAAAGGTACGGATTTGGAGATCACATAACAGACAGCAGCCTTGACTTATTCTCTTTTGTAAATGCCAGTAAGTTTGCAAATACATTGGTATCAGATGGATTAGGAGGACAGGAAGCTAGATTCAGTTGTAATGTAAATATTCAAAATAGTGGAGAGGCATTTACTTTAATAAATGAGTTAGCTGGTGTTATGAGATGTATGCCGATATGGTCTGCTGGTTCAATAACACTTACACAGGACAAACCAACTGATGCAAGCTATTTATTTAACTTATCGAATGTAGGCGAGGGTGGATTTAATTACTCAGGTAGCAGTTTAAAAACAAGACACAGTGTAGTAGCTGTTTCTTACTTCAACATGGATAGTAAAGAGGTAGATTTTGAGGTTTATGAAGATACTGCATTGATAGCTAAAATAGGCACGGTGGTTAAGCAAGTGAAAGCATTTGCGTGTACTAGCCGTGGTCAAGCTCGAAGATTGGCAAAGGCAATCGTTTTCTCGGAAAATAATGAAAGTGAGGTGGTGGCATTTACAACATCAATAGATTCTGGTGTAGTTGTGCGACCTGGTGCAGTAATCGACATAGCAGATCCCGTAAGATCAGGAGTTCGCAGAGGTGGAAGAGTAAACACAGCAACCACTACTCAGATAACTGTAGATGATTCTGCTGCCACAGATTTACCAACAGCTAACAACCCAACTTTAAGTGTCATACTTCCCAATGGAACGGTAGAGACAAAAGGAGTTCAATCTATATCTGGTGCAGTTATTACAGTATCTTCTGCTTTCTCACAGGCTCCCAATGCAAATACAGTATGGCTTTTGCAAAATGATACAGTACAAGCTCAAAAATTTAGAGTGATAACAGTCGAGGAACAAGATGGATTAGTTTATGCGATTACTGCTTTGTCTTATGTAAATGCAAAATATTCATTTATAGAAGATGGTGCAAGTTTACCGACAAGAGCAGTATCAATACTTAATCTTCCAAAAGATCCTCCATCTGCATTACAGGCTGAAGAAAAAATTGTTGTTATTAATAACCAAGCTGTATCTAAATTAATTCTTAGCTGGCAACCTATTGTCGGTGTTACGCAGTATCAAGTCAACTATAGATTTAATAATGGTAACTTCATATCTCAAACTGTATCTGCTCCTGATTTTGAAATATTTGATAGCGATGTTGGAACGTATGAGTTTCAAGTATTCAGCTACAATACAGCATTACAGACAAGTGCTACTTCTGCTAACTTAACTTTTGTTGCTCAAGGTAAAACTGCATTACCCGCAAATGTTACAGGTTTGACGGCAGAGCCTATTAGTGAAAAGTTAGTAAGATTACGTTGGAATTTATCTACTGACGTTGACGTTACTCATGGTGGTCGTGTTTTTGTAAGACATTCACCTCTTGTAGACGGAAGCGGATCCTTTCAGAACAGCACTGATTTAATTCAAGCGTTAGCTGGTAATACTACAACTGCGGAAGTGCCATATCTTGAAGGAGAATACATTTTAAAATTCCAAGATGATGGCGGAAGATTATGTGCTGGCGAAACAAGTGTAATTATAGATTTACCCGATAATCAAGCTCCCTTAATAGCATTAACAAGAAGAGAAGATCAAGATAATCCCAAATTTCAAGGAACAAAAACTAATGTTTCTTTTGATGCTGTAACAAATAGTTTGAATTTAGCTGGTACTGGTTTATTTGATGCAATAACTAACTTTGATACTGAAGCGTCAATAGATGATTCTGGTGGTATTTCACCAACTGGTAGTTATGAATTTGGTGGTGCTGCTGGTAGTTCTTTCTTAGATTTAGGTGCTGTATTTAGTGTAGATTTCAAACGACATTTTCTTACTGAAGGATTTTTTCCATCAGATTTATTTGATGCTAGAGGTTTGATTGATGATATTACAGATTTTGACGGCACAACAGCACTCGATGTAAACGCAGAAATGCAAATTTCTGTTACACAAGATAATCCTGGATCTGGTTCTCCTACATATACTGCGTTCCAAACTTTTGCAAATGGAACATACAAAGGCAGAGGATTTAAGTTTAAAGCAAATCTTATAAGTAATGACATAGGACAAGATATACAAGTTTCTCAGTTAGGCTATACAGCATCTTTACAGAGAAGAACAGAACAAGGTAATCTAACAGCAAGCGGAGCAGGAGCTAAAGCTATTACCTTTACTCATCCGTTTTTTGTTGGTACATCTTCTATTCTGGGAGCAAATACTAATTTACCCTCTATTGGTATTAATGCACAGAATATGGCATCGGGAGATTACTTTGAAGTGTCCAGTGTATCTGGAACGGGTTTTACTGTTCACTTTAAAAATTCATCAAATGCTTCGATTGATAGAAATTTCACTTATCAGGCTGTCGGATTTGGTAAAGGAGGGTAGAATAGACACAATGTTACTTGTTTAAATGGCAGAACACGATTTTGTAATTGATAATGGAACGGGTGCTGCCGTAAGAGCAGACATCAATAATGTTTTACAGGCTATTGCGTCAAATAATAGTAAATCTGGTGCATTAACAACTAACTTTGCGTTTCAATGGCACGTTGATACATCTGATGGAAATTTAAAAATAAGAAATGCAGCTAATAATGGATATGTAACTGTTGGGCCAGTAGCCACAACAAACTTTGGATTAGCACCTCTTACTGGTGGAACTTTTACAGGAAAAGTAACGCATAACTATACGTCTAGCTTGACGATACCTTCTGGTACAACGGCTCAGAGAGATGGTAGTCCTGCTGTTGGTATGTTTAGACATAACTCAACATTAAATCAGTTTGAAGGCTATAACAATGGTGCTTGGGGTGCGATAGGAGGAGGTGCTGGAGCTAC